ATGCCGCGCGCTCCCTCACAATGGCGCGAATGGTGACAATGCCGTGGGAATAGACGCCGTGCGGGTCGCGCATATAGCGGGAGCCGCCGTTCATCATGCCGGTGCAGCGGTATCCATCAAAGTCGAAGGGCTTTTCGATCAGGGTATCGATGATCGCGCCGCCGATCTTCTTGGCGGTCAGCAATCCCGGTTCCTTGACCCAAATATGCAGACTGGCGAACGCCTCATCGTAGAAGCGCCGGTATCGATCAGCATGGACCGTCTGCGCCTCTCCGATCATGATGCAGCGATCCAATTCCGGAGCGCCGGAGCGGTCAACGATGGCATCTGCAGGAACGAGCGCGGTTACGGCACCCGATGCGATCAGGCGCACGCCGATAGCTTTTTGCAGCGCTAGAGACGGTTCACCCACGCTAAAACACCCATTCCCGGTATGGTTCGAGCATGTCCAGCATGCCGAACGGTAAGGCTTGAGCGGTCACGCCGATCAGGGACGCCTCGCGGTTCTCATAAAGATCAGCGGCGAGCCGCAAGGTCGCTTCCCTTACCGGAGGCGGCAGATTGGCGTCGTCGGACGGAATGCCGGTGTATTTGGCAACCCACTCCAACGCTGCCGCGAGCTTATCGGCCAGCAAAGCGTCGTCGGCATCGCTGGTAAGATTCAAATGCGCCTTGAGATTATCAACAGTTACGGCCACTGAAAAAACTCCAATTAGGTGCGATCTTCCGCGACGGGAGATGGCCGGTCTTGGGCGATGTTTGGGAGGTTTTCACCCACCCCCGGCCCATGCAGCGCGTCAGCAAGCGCTCTAACGTCGATATCGAATGCGAGGCTCTTCGCCAGTCGATGCGAAAGCCGAACCATTTCCTGCTCAGCTTCACGGACCAGCCTACGCAGCGTCTTGGTTAGTTGAAGCTCAAGCTCATCATGAACAGGTGCAGGAATGAATCTGCGGCGCGTATGTGCCTTGGCCGTCAGCGCGGCCTCAATCGGCCAGCCGTCACGTAGGCGCTTCCGAATGGCTTGCGGACACATACCTGTCTGCTTTGCCCATTCCGCAATGGTCTTGGTGTGTCCGTGCAAGGTGTAGGTTTTAGCTTTAGCCATTGGCTTCCATGCTGCGTTCGAGGGATTGTTTTGTTGAGTTGTGGCAATGGCTGTTCATGGGAGCCCAATTACGTCTGTCCCAAAAAAGCCGCTTGTTACCTTTGTGCGGGATGACGTGATCGACCACATTGGCAATGCGACCGCAGCCGCAGGAACAGTGACTGTTGCCGGGTAGTGCGAGGAACATCCTGCTTTCACGCTGCCACTTGGAGTCGTATCCACGTTGGTGCGCAGTAGGCCTGCGCTGGTCAGCTTCCGCCTTACGGCGTTGCTGGCATTGGCAAAGAATGCCAAACGCGACCTTGTGGCCGCAGCTACAGATGCGTGGTGCTTTCATCGGCATCAGGGCATCCTCTGCACAGTGAGGTCGCCCAGCGCGGCGAAGCGCTTCAATGCGTTCTGGCGCGCCTCGCCTTCCAATGCCGTGAGATCGGACGTGTTGCCGCTGTCTTCGGCTTCCTTGTTGCCGCCAAAGATCGCGGCGAGCATGTCCGTGCGCCCCTTGTAGGCTTCCATTATTTCGGCAGGCGTTGCATTCCATGCATCCTCAGGAGGCCAGCCTAGCCCGGTAGCGATGCGGAACAGTTTGGTGTGGTGCTGTTCGAACGAGATCGGATTTGCCGGTGCTTCCTGCACAGGCTTGGACCGATCGACGCCTGCTAGGGCGAAAATAAACTTGGTGGCGGGACCGGCGAGCCGATCAATACCAATGTGCAGCGACATGCCTTCAAGGCTGTCGAGATACCGCGTGACGGTGTTGTCGCCCGCGCCTTCCCGGATCACGTCAGCAATAGCAGTAAGGCTGCCGCGAGAAACCAAACGTAGGAGTTTGTCAAAGCCATCATACTTGCGCTCAAGGCGGTATGCGGCCCGCAACGTCGGACGTAGCGATATTGCCGGAGAAACATCAATCACGATGTCGTCTGTTGCGAGCCGCATGTTCTTACGCCGCGACCTTCAGCTTCACGAACCGATCAGGGTGCGTGAGGTCCGCGCCGACGCGCTTGCGCGCATGGAAACGAACCTGGCCCTTGGTTGCGAGCGAATACGGATCACGCAAGACCGACAAGCCAACGCGATCAACGATGCGATAGCCCTGCAAGTCGCCGAACAGGATCGGATATTTGTTCGCACCGATATCGTCCATGTCGATCGCTTCAACGATTGGACGGCCAAGCAACGTGCTAGGAGCGCCTTCGCTGATCGGATCAAGCACCAGATAACGGCCCTGCCCGTCCTTCCAGAGGCGGATGGTGCCGAGCGTGGTCCGGTTCATGAGCCACACGCCATTCTGGGCGTGAGGCGTCGGCAGTGAGTGATACATGCCAACGATCACGTCAGCCGGGTTGGTCGTGGGGAACGCCGCTGCCGCGCCGGTCTTCACTTCCGCGATGCCCGTTGCAGTCATCAGGCCCTTTGGCTGTCCGGTGCCACTGCCCTTCACAAAGGCGAGGCCTTCGGTCTTGCCGAACGACTCCGCGAAGTCCGCCGAAAGCTCACCTTCCAGATTGTAGGCGTTGTCTTCCAGAAGCTGCGTCGAAACGTCGGTGAAGGTGGCAAGCTCGAAAGGCGAAATGCCGATCTGCTCATAGGCCGGTTCGCTGGACGTTCGGTCTGCGGTTTCGCCAACCCACGTCGCCGCCGTGGTCGCGGTGCGGCGCGGATACTTGATTTCTGCTGCCCCGATGGTCGTCACCCGCGCATACTGCCGGATAGGCGAATACTGATTGAGCAGCTTGATAAGCTCACCGAACTGCTCGGGGGCGAGATAGCCGCCAGCCGCATCGTTGGCGACGGTCAACGCCTTCACTTCGTCAGCGTTCATGCGGCCAATGTCATGCCGCAGGAATGACATGAAGGCCTTCTTTTCGACGCCGCCATTGTCGTTGTCGGCACCGATGATGCCGGGGCGGTTCAGCTTCGCTTCGATCTTGTCGAGTCGATCCGCAACCTTGGTGAAACTTTTCACCTCGGTAGCGATTTCCGCGACCTTGGTCTCGATTGCCGCGTAGTCAGGCGCGGTGTCCTCTTCCGTCTGGGGCATGCGCCCTCCCGTGGTAATGGCCGATTTGGCCGTGATGATCCGCGCGCCGGGATGGCTCGGGATTGGAACGATTGAAATTTCGTGGAGATCGAGCGCGCTGATTGTTCGCCCGCCCCCTTTGCGACCTGCGGCCTTTTTGGTGACAAAGCCGATTGAGAGGCCGGTGACTGCCCCCTCGCGAACAAGCGCGCGAACCTCGCGGGCGCGCGCAACGTCATCGATCAGAAGACGTCCTTTGACTGTCAGTCCTTCGGCGGTCTCTTCGATTGAATCCCAAACGCCGACGGCTTGCGCCTGATCGTGAGCGAACAGCATCGGCAAGCGCTGGGGCGAACTGAAAGCGCCCTTCACGATCAGATCGCCAACGCGGTCCGCAGAACCAAAAGGCCATGCCGTGCCGGTGATGGTGCCAGCGTCGTCAACCGAGAGCGCGGCCTTGATTTCAAGTCTGTCCATGATCGTCCTTTCCGAACCACGTCGCGTCCGCGATGGCGGATGCGAGCGGATAGATTTCTGCAAGCGGGCGTCCGGTTGCGTATGCCGCGACAAGTTCAGCGGCGCGCTTCGGCGAGGTGCCGCCGCCGATCAGTGCAAGCCGGATTGTTTCGGTGAGGTCCGCTTGAGCGAAATTGCGCGTGAAGATGCGCTCGCAAAGCAAGCCAATGCCTAGGCCGGTGCTTCGCTCCAGTTCCTGAATCGCAGGAACGGTGAGCCGGAAGTCGTATTCGGCATCGCCAAAGAACGCCCGGTGAGCAATCATTGCGCGGCACCTTGCGACGTGTTCGGGTTTTCGAACTTGTCGCCACCTGCGTATGGTGCGCGGTTTTCCATCGCCCGCACTTCGTTGGGGTTGAGAATGCGCGCCGCAATCGCCTTTGAATAAGCCTCCATCCGAGCCGCAAGATCGGCGCGAGCAAAGCCATCAGTAAGAAATTCAGCGAAA